GGTGATATTTGATTTTTTTGGTACACAATTGAGTTGTCCGTAGCCGTAAAGGGTTCTGTGACTATGTCGGATGGATTTCTTGATGTCCAAAAATCTGACGTACTTATGTCAGCGGTTAATCCATTGTTGTTACGTGGAATAAGGACCGCACACCTAACCGTAACCGGTTCCAATATTGTTGTATCCAGTTCGAACACGTGGTGAATTTTAACTCCAGACACGTTCACGATTTTTGCGCGTCTGTTGTTCAACAGCTTTTCTGCATCGGCATTGTATGGAATCTCAATTAACCGATACACTTGCAATTCTTTATCCGTTGGCGTACTGAAATTAACGGATGGTGTGTATTTTTTTGTGCAGTAACTCTTTGGCTTGTCACCGAAATCTTGAACTCCATATCTACGCATGGCTGTTGGAAACAACTGTCTTGGGGCTCTTGTCGGACCGGTTCTATAAACTGGATATGGACTATCAGGCGATACGATCCTACCACTACGCAAATGTTTGGGCATACCTTGTTGGATGTTTTGAAATGGTTGTTTACCTCTTCCTTTACGCGCGTTGTAACGTGCTCTTTTTATGGCGGCATTTACTGCGTAGCCGGCCGCCGCGGTTAATGCGAATGCCTCTTCCATTGTACGTACTTTATGTACGCTGTCGGAGGCATCTTTTGAGCTGGCACAGTATTACCCAGCTCACTTCTGGCACTCGCACTCATAAATCTCATAATGACTCAACATGCAGCGAGACGTTGGTGCTTCACTATCAACAATCCATCCGCTGCTGAACGAGCCGCGTTTTTGGAAACTGCAGATAATTTCGAATATCTTGTCTACGGTAACGAGCTTGGTGACTCTGGCACTCCTCATTTACAAGGTTATTGTATTCTAAAAACCAAACTTCGTTTAAGAAATGTCAAACTCCTTCGAGGATTTGAAAGAGCTCATCTCGAAGTATCCAGGGGAACCCCTGCCGAAGCTGCGAACTACTGTAAAAAGGATGGAGACTTCAATGAATACGGAACCCTCCCTGCCTCCCAAGGGAAAAGAACGGATTTTGGATCCCTTAAAGAATGGATTAAATCCCAATCCCAAACCCCTTCTCATGCGGACATCGCCGAAGAATTCCCTTCTCTATGGGGACGATATAAGAGCGCCTGCCTCAACTTCGTGGAACTCTTCGGACCGAAAATCATCCTCGTGGAAGGAGAACTACGTCCCTGGCAACGCGACTTGGACGAAATTATAAATGCTGAACCAGACGATAGAACTATAAATTTTATTGTGGACCCTGATGGTAATAAAGGAAAATCTTGGCTTGTACGATACTGGTTCTCTTCTCGATCTGACATACAACGTCTTTCTATTGGTAAACGTGACGATCTTGCATATGCTTTGGATATTAGCAAGCGATGCTTCTTATTTGACATACCCCGAACTCAGTTGGAATTCCTACAATACTCTGTATTAGAACAAATCAAGGACCGAATGGTGTTTTCAGCAAAGTATGAATCTACTTGCAAGATCATTCAACACGCTGCACATGTGTTTGTTTTCACTAATGAAGAGCCTGATATGGATAAAATGTCACATGATAGGTATAACATTATAAATATTTGACTTAGCGCCCGGTAGGGTAAGATCCGGGATTACCTCCGAATTCTCCATGGACCATATCTTGTCGGACGCCTAATATGTGGATTCCATCTCCTGAGGAATCGCATCCACCTTCCACGGTATGCCCGATTAGCAGCATACCGTCCACTTCTTCCATGCATTGCTCTCGCATAAGCCATCCGGTTGGTTCTTGATCGCATTGCGTAAGCACCAATTCTGATTCCATACCTACCTCCAGGTGCTCGGTAGGAGGACCTCATCGATCTATTGGTTCCAATGTAAGGCATCTATAACATACAAAAGGGAATCGGGTTAGACGAATGCTTTTGATGTTCTGAAATAAATGGTCTTTTGATGCGTTTCCTTGACAGCCGGGGTTGTTGGATGTTGGATTGTCACTGTTGTGTCTCCGTAGTTGCAGTACCACCACACAAAGAAGACATTTTGTGTAGGGAACTCCGAACCTGCCCCCGAGTTTGCACTCCATGTAATTTGTCGCTTTACTCGTACGTAATGGGAAAAAACTTTTTTATCCCATCGACCCGTCGTGTTGTTATTTGGGGCATCTTTGTTCGGAAATAACGTAAACTGTTTTTGAAATAACACTCTGTAATGTTTTGGTGATATTTGATTTTTTTGGTACACAATTGAGTTGTCCGTAGCCGTAAAGGGTTCTGTGACTATGTCGGATGGATTTCTTGATGTCCAAAAATCTGAC